GATATTGTGTCTGTCCGAACGGTGCTATATCCCCCTCCGTTGTACTGAACTTGAATGGATAGGCTAACTGCCGTTCCAACGATGTCTCCGTCATCCTCCACTTTGCGGAGAGATGGAAGGCTGATTGAAACCCTTACGCGATCGACATTAGAGTCACTAATGGTTCGTACAACAGGGGTTCCGTTTTCTACTTGGACTCCTACAGGAATTTCGGCTTCAACGTTGCCGAAAACTCCAGGGATATAAGGCTGAATTTGAGTTCCAGTTCTTGGGTAAACACTAACCCCTTGAAAATTGTCCGTACCGTCAGCTGCCTGCAACGGCGTGTTATCCAGAAAAATACTTTTATTGCCGTCATCAAGCCCTTGAATTTCTCCTTCGCTTAGCAGGTCTAAAACATTGGCAAACTGATTCGACTGGAGGGTGTCGTCAGCTTCAGACGGAGTGTTGCCGCCTCCACCTTTTCCGCCGCCACCGCCGCCTGCACCTGCAATGTACTTAGATGTTGTCATGGTCAAACCTGATCGATGTCAAGGCCAGCGGAGATAACCACCGATCCAACAAACACGCGCCCATAGGCTATTGGCACTGGAACGCCTTGGCGCGTTGTTTGAACAACTCCGCTAAAGCTGTTTGATTCAAGCCTAGACGCCTCACGAGGAGGCTTTGGCGTGGGTGAAAGCATGGTGGCAACACCGCTCAAAACCAAACCTGCACCGATATAAGACAGGGAAGTGGCTACTGTCGTCAATGTTCCGGCCAAGCCAGAGGTTGCTGCTAAACCAGAAAACGTTCCCGTAGCCGCCCCTGTAATTAGACCTTGGGTCCCGAATAACCCAGCCCCTGGAAGCAAAAACGAAGCGCCGATTAAAGCGGCCCCCATCAAAAGCATGCCTGTACCTCTGCCTGCACCAGTCATGACAGGCGTGATGCTGAAGACATCGCGTTCGCTCCAGGGGGTGAACAGCCCTGATACGTCCTCGTTATGGACCTTTTGTTTGCCTACCGTTACCCGATATGCCACGCCTCTTTTTTCGCTATCAATAAGCCATTGCTGCAAACGTGGAAAATTAACCAACAGCGCCCGCATTGCCTGAGCAGGTGTATCGGCCACAAACTCAAACCGAGTCTGGCCTAACTCCTTACGCAAAGCGCCGTAGACCTTAACGACTTTCATGCCTCAAGGCGCAAGCAGTGTTCTTTAAATAATACCCGCCGTAAACGTCCTTGCTAGACAGCCGACCTTGCACATGATGCAGCACAACCTGATCTCCTAGGTAAATTGCAGCGTGGTTTGGCACTGGAGAAGCCAGCTGCATAAGCAGGAGATCACCACGTTTTACCTCCATGATTGGAATTTCTGTAAACCCCTCTTTCTCAAAATTTTCTAGATATAGGTTTTCCCCTTTGTCCCACCACTGATCACGCCTGAAATAATCTCCTAGCTGTATGCCCAGCTCGCGCTTATACCAGTCACGCACCAAGGAGTAGCAATCCACTACGCCGTGAGAAAACTCACGGCCCACATACGGCAGCTCAAAACCCTCTGGCTCGCAGTACCCCCAGTTTCCGGTAGTTGGGTTGACGATGTGCCAAGGCAGCCCACTTTGCTCACAAGCAACGCGGTCAGCAGGCGAAGGATTGTGATTAGTAAAAGGATGGCTGTGTACTACCCCTACGATTTCACCCTTGTCCTCTACAGCCGCATAATCGGCTGGGTCGAGAACAAAATGCTCATCAGGAGTATCGGCAAGATTTTTGCAACGAAAATACTTGCGCCTTCCTTTGACGATTGCGACCAGTCCACAGCACTCTTTAGGACTTGTTTCAACCGCATGAGCCAGAATCTGTTCAGCGACGGATGAAGGCAGAGTCATGAAATAAGTCCTGCTCCAGGGAATGACCCAAAGGGTAGTTCATTGTTTTCACCAAAACGCGCTTTACAACTGCTCAAACGCTTGCCACATACATCTTGCGCCAAGGTGCTGACACTATTGTTGTTTACGTCAAAATAGTTACTGCCGTTGTAGCCGCACTCAGGATTTCGGTACTTCCACTGACAAATGTTTGCTACAACCTGACGGTTGGGTAGCTCCTTGCCCTGCAAATCCAGTTTACTTGCAAGCTCGAAAGTAACGAAATCACGAGACTCCGTTGCTTTACGATCGATATACCACTCTTCAACAGGAAACGTTGCGTATGGATCTGCCGCAGACTCTCCGTCTAAAAACTTTTTAAGTGTTCTAATTCTTTTGACCTTGGCACCAGTCAGGTCGTTGCCTGCGGTTACGTCGTTTACTCCGAGAAGTAATGCTGTGATTGTTCCGTCTAGGTTGGCGACCGTCAATGTTGGTCTTGGCAAGGACCCGGCATTTGTGTACTCAAAACCGTCTGCCTTGACTGGAATGCGTGTATAAGCGTTGCCGTTCCACGTGATGTTTCCTGTCACGTTGGCATTGGATCCTGCGTGCCAGCGCAATATGTCAGAACTTCCATGCAGCGTGCTGTCGTAGTGCAGCTCAAACAGTTCAATGACCGTTCCTGGGTCTAGTGCTGAAACATCAGCGTAAACCGAGCTGATCGCAGTCCAAACAACAGTGTTGTCTGTAAGCGTGCTTCCGATGTCTGTCGGCCATTTAGGCTCAGAACTTCCGGACGTTCCAGCCGTTGTGCATTGGAATACAAGGCCGCTGTTTTGCGTGGTAGTGGCGCGTCGTACGTCACCAACAGAAAATGAAGTGCTGGCAGCCCAAGCGGTGTAAGCCATTACGGTTCAAATACTTCACGGAACGTTGTTTGGATGCGAGCGCGGTTTAAATAAGGGATTGACTTGCTCCAGCTCTCGCAAACAAACTTTGAACTACTGCTTTCGCCCGGTGGCGTGAAGTCGAAGCTTGCGTTGTCAGCAGCACGAGCGTCGAGAAAAGTTTCAATGGTGTCGGCATCTGTTTCTGATACCTCAAAAGATAAGCTGTAAACCTTGGGATTTTGATTTAATCCAAGGCTTGTGCGTTGTTCGTAGCCGTCGCCAAAGCGCACTGTACGCACCACCGGGGCACTGCTTTTCCGAATCCCGTAAGTTGGTGTGATTGAGGGAAAAGTAGCCATCAGACTGCAAGAAGACCGCCGGGACGTTTTTGTTTGATCAGCTCGGCTTGCACTGCAGCGCCAAGCATTTTGCCGAGTTGTGTGGCTTGATCAGAGTCGCCTTGAGCAGACGAACCAGAAGCATCCACATTCACCACAATGTTAGAGCCACTCATTGCGTTGTTTGGCACGATATTACCCTGTGCTCCAGGGACAAATACCTCAGGTCCACGCTCTCCAACTAGGTAGGACCGACCAGAGCTAACTGATCCGCCCAGCGCTCTTTCTCCAAAAACACCGCTAAGTAGACCGCCTGAGTCTCTCTTACCAAAGCCTGTTGGAGTCCCGAACAAAGCAAAATTGACTCCAACATCAAGAAGCAGGTTGGCAAGACGCCGGAAAACATTTGAAGCAACTTCTCCAAGCGTTTTTGTTCCTTCAATAGCTGCGTTAATACCTTCAACAATACCGCTTTTTATTGTCGTACCTATTTGTTGGTAAATTGCCTGCATTTGCTCCGCAAGGGTAACTTGCTCTTGCAACGCTTTATTGCCCGTCAAATACTTCTCCACCGCTTCTTTAAGTGGCTCCGGAAGGTTTTCTACGGAGTCTCGTATTAGTTGACGGAAAGTCGCTTCTTCACGCCCAAACTCTAGAGTTTCCTCCAGGAATTGCTTTTGTTTCTGCAAAGGATCGAGCGTGCTCTGCTCTAGTTTTATTCTAACCATACCTATGTTAAACAGATCTCGCGCGTATGTAAGCTGGCTTTCTCTATATCCAGCTGCCTGTTCTGCTTCTGACATCTCTTTTATGCCTAGCTCTAAATTGCGCGCCAAAAACTGTTGACGCGCTCTTTCTATTTCTAGGGTTTCTTTTACTGTAAAGTTCTTGTCTAACTCTGCTTGTGCAATCAAAGCGTCAAGCGTCAGAGTGTTGTTTGTTAGTCTGTTTCTTACGCCAAGTAGAGCAACTTGCTCTTTAAGGTTGCGTCCACCGAGACCTTCAAGGTCACCGGGTGTGATAATCGTAGGCATATCATCCTGTTTGAAACGATCCTGCCCAAGCAGGTCTTTCATAACGTCTACTTTATTTTCACCGGGGATAAAAGTCGTAAAACCCCCTTCATCCTGCATTCCAGGAAAATTAGGGTCAAATTTAGTTGTAGAAGCAGTTCTACGTTTTAGCTCTGAGCGCATCAGCGCTGCTCTTTCTGGAGTAAGGTTTTCTAAACGGGCGCTAAATCTTTGCTCAGTGGTAAATCGTTCCAGGACGGAATTAACGATTGCCAGAAACTTTGTGAGCGGGCCAGACACCAGTGAGAACAGCTGTGTTGTCAGCAAACCCCAGAGCTTAGTAAGTTGCTTTGTCTGCTTGCCTAACTCTCGCAGAGACAGAACACCGTCATTGCCGATTTGCTCGGCAAGCTGCCCTGTCACAAGTGCAGCTAGTTTTCCTACTTCACCTGTTCGCTCGTATTTGGCTGCTAAGGCTTCTTGAGCCTCATCCGCGAATAGAGATTTCTCACGTAAAAGCTCCAGAGTGCCGGTGGTGCTTGTTACTTTGACGCCTACCTCCGCTGCAGCCCGACCGAACGCCTCAAGCTGCGAGATGATCGCAGAGCCCGCGATGGCTCCGCCTAATCCGGCTACGCCGCCACCGATGCCACCACCAAGAGCTTGAAGTGGGCCACCGCCAAACAAAAGTGGAAAGCCTGCTCCTGTAGCAATGTCTCTAAACCGCGTTGACTGCGTAAAACGATTACGCAATCTGCCAAAAGCCCCTGGGCCGCGCTCGGGGCCTATGGGCTGGCTATACATAGTTGTTGGTATGCCTTTCCTATTTGACGTGTCATTTAGCCGCCGGTTTACTTCTTCGATCCGAGCAGCAAACTCTCTGTAAATTTCGCTGCCCCTGTCTACGTCTGCAAGAACGTCTTGAAGCACCTCTTGGTACGACTGCAGTGCCTTTGTGGTGTTTGCAGGTTCAAACTTGAGTAGTTCATCTAGCGTTAGTTTTCCGGCAAAATTAGGAAAACCCTCGCCGCCCTTCTGCATGAGCTCGAAAGCTTGTGCAGTCTGTCGTGCAATTTTGTCTAAGTGCTGTAAATCCTTAAAAGCAGCACTAAAATCTAATTTTGTTATCAGGCGTTGTAGGTCGTTCCAGTCGCGGGAGTACTTTTTGACCTCCTTTTGAGAGGCTCTGACCATTGCGGTTGTATTTCTAATCGCATTAGCGCTGCCCATAAGGGCGTTTGAAGACGCAAGGAGTTCCCTATTGGCCTCCATTTGCGCTTTTTTGTTTGCTTTTATTTCTTTGTTTCTTTCTTTTATTGCTGCCGTGGACTGTTTCTGCTCTTGTACGTCGCCGGTAATTTTTAATTTATTTACGTCTTTTGCAGCGTTCTTCAGCTGCTGAAGCTGCGTCAACAGCGACTTAAGCTGCTGTGCCTGTACGTTTGCTACTACGTTTATGCCGTATTCGGCCATGGCTAAACGCAGGGACTACTCAGTAAAGTCTATCGCGCTGACATCGTTCTGGCCCCTTTGCCTGAACGCGCACGATCCATCACCTTTTCCTCCTCTTCGCCTTTTATCTCGTAGAACGCGGCCCAGCCGACAAGCTCTTCTACCGTCAGGTTTTCCGAAAGCTGCCTGACTGTCATGCCTAGCTCTTTGGCCAAGGCATACATAAAGAGCCAGTCGGAATTAGCTTTTCAGGTTTGCCTTCGCTTCCTCCACCTTGTTTTCGGTGCCAGAGGTAAGCATGGCCATCTGAATGTCCTGCAGCACAGCGGCTTCGACCGCATTTCTAAGAACGGCTTTTTCGCCGTCTTGAAAAAGGCGCTTGCCCTCTTCGTCTAACGCCTTTTCGATCATGAGGCTCAGCGCAAAATCGCCCGCGTCGTCTGTGCCTGCTTTTTTCTGGATTGACTCACGCTCAGCAATGGTCAAAGGGTGCCAGTACACCTCCAAAATCGTTTCACCGTTATTTTCAACGACGTGCTTGTAGAGCTGACTGACACCAAAGTTGTTGCGAAGAAGCTCTGCGGCTCGCATAAAAGACTAATGTGCTTTAAGCACAATACTACGCTGTTGCCGTAAATTGGCAAGAAATCACAGCAACAAAATGGGATCGATCTTGAATGTTCAAGGGGGTAGGCCCAATAACCTCTAAAACACGGGGTTTTGTACTAAAAGAATCGACGTAACCGGGGGCATTGACTGATGTCAGTCCATCAATCACAGATTCGCTAATCGCAGATAAGACTGATGTTCCAGCGGACTTCGGAACATAGACGTTGCACTGGATCGTTCCAGCGTAATAGTCCTGCGCTGCTCCTTGGTTTTGGAGCGTGGACTGGCCAAAGTTGACCGTCATCAAAATGTACTTCTTGGTTTTGCCTGGTGTCGTGAAGGCCACGTTGTCGTAGACCATCAGCACTGTGTTATCAGCAGCTGCAACCGTGTCGGTAACGGCTTTTTCAAAGGCGGCGCGGGCGTTTACGAGAGTCATGTTTACAGCTCCTTGTAGTCAATAAACTCTTCCCCGGCTTGAGAACCGAAGAAGCCCAGGCCCTGAGCGTAAGGCGAGTAGTTGCCGCGTCCAGTAGCGCGACCCTTCTTATCAAACTCGATGTCGCGGAATGCGACAGATATACGAGGCGCTTTGCCCGCTTTTTCTGAAAACATCTCTTTTACAAGACTGCCCAGTTCGGGGCCTTGCACAAAGTTGGCCACAATAGGATTTTCCAGGGCGTAAAGCGCGTACTCCGTGGAGTTGCCGATAAAAACACGGCGCTTGTAGCTGTACTCCTTTTTAACCGGAAACCGGGGTGAAATTGCTGACTGCCGCTCTGGTGATTTCTGCTGCACAGCCTTGTCGTTGGCCTTTTTGTACTCGCTCCATGGGGAGTGTTCTTCTACAGGGTCCTCAGGCTGAATCGGTTGGCTGGCTGCTTTCCAGCTGGACGCAAAAAATCCGGTGTAAACAGGACTGTTATCCGCCGTCGAAAGGCGTTGGTGGATGACTTTGATTAGAGCGTTAAAGCTCTCCTGCAGATGCTGCTCCAGGTCAGGTATCGCTTCTTCAATCGGTTTTTGCTTAGCCATCAGAACCTCACCATGACCACAAACAGATACTCTTGGTCGCCCTTAAAGGTGTCGATTGCTGTTATTTGAGCAACGCGGTTAGAACCTGCGTACTTGAGCGTGATGGTGTCCTCAAAGGTCGGTTGGTTATCCCCGATTAAATCAGGAGTGATATACAGCTTTGCTTCGCGCTCTTCGCGACCCTCCTCTTCCTGAGCACGCACAAACTCGACTGGAACGTCAAACGAGTACGCCGTATCAGTCGTTGTCAGCGCTCCAGTGCTCGTGTTGTAGGTCGGAGATGCCTTGCGGGTGTACGTGATCGTGTGATCAAACGACTTGCCCAAGTCAGCAACGACCTGTTTGGCAACGTTTTTAAAAAGGCTGTCTAGCGCTCCTGCCATCTCAACCCCTCACAGCGCGGACAGAATACGAACCACTGCCGCCCAGACAATAAGCGCCGAGATAAGACTGAA